AATACTATCTGTATAAAACTCATCATCACCATACATGAAATGAGCATCGGCTTGATCTAACCATCTTAATGCTGTTTTTTTATCAGCACCTAATGACATTACATCCGCAATGGCTTTTTCCACTGCTTTAGATTCCATTTGAGCTTCATGCTCTGACTCTTCTATTAAGTCATTAACAAAACCTTCTAGCTCTGCATTACTAAATGCTTCAAAATTATAACCACGAGGACGAAAACCATACACATCTTTGTATAGATCTGAAACCCACATCATTACATCATTTCTTTCTTCTTGATTTTTAATACTAACTTTACTCATAACTCTTATTCCTTATTACCCCATGAATATACGAACGAGGTTTGGCTTCTCCAAGTCCTTGCGCGGAAGTCTTTAATAAGTTTTTTGGTTATCATCTTTTAATTTTTGTAACCTTTTATAATAATTAAGACGAATATTTTCTTCAGTATCTAAAATTCCATCTTTATTAAGATCAAATTTTTTTTCTAATTCATTTAATACTTTTTTCTTTCTCCAAGAAGAAACATCTGGGGATTTTGCTATATTTGTTTTTTCAATTAGATTTTTTAATTCATCATCTTCTTCAACAACTTCATCTTCCCAATCTCTATTTGATGTTGAATCCCAATCATTATCTTCTTCACCCCATTCTTCTTCTGGGTTATTTTCTTCTTCAACTACTACTTTTTCTCCATAAATATTTTCTTTGTATTTCTTGCTTAATTGGGAAAAAGCAAAATTTGCTGCTATTACTAAAGCAATTGCTAGAGGGTCGAATACAAATATAATAGTTAATAGGAGATAATTAATAATTTTATCCATTGGTATACCAGTTAAACCTGATAAGTATTTTAGTGGACCTAATTCTCCTGCTATATCATTATTAATTGATACTTCTACTATTTCAGTTTCGTATTCAAACAGTTTAGTATTTAAACCATCTACTTTATTATTAATTATAGTTTGTCTATCTATTGCTTGATCTAATTGTTTTTCTAATGCTCTTCTTGTTGAAGAGGAAGTTGTAGTTATTAATACACCTTCGGCGTTAGTATACTGTATAACGTTGTTAGCTAAACCGGAACGTAAATCAGCCACGGCTTTGTTAATACTTTCCTTCTCGCCAGTGTATACGCTAAGTTGTTCTTTAGTATTATCTCTTCTAGTTTCAATTAAGGATATTTGGGAATCAATACTTCCAGCTTTAGCTGCAGTTTCTTGATAAGCCGAAGAAAGGAAACCATATATCCCCATACTAGTAATTAATATTAACACAAAACATGCGACTGAAAGGTAATATTTAAGAAAGGTAGGAAGTGATTTTCTATATTGATATAGAAGTGAAGCAATAACTAATTTAGCTACCTCTAAGGAAGCGGCCATTACTATAACTGCGAAAGCGGCTCCTGCAAATAATTTACTTAATCCACTTACCGAATAGAATGCAGCTGATGCACTTACCGATAATGCTGAGAAGGCAATTATAAATGGGAATATTCGTTCTTGTATTTTTTTAAGCATGTTCTAAGTTTTAATTTCTAAAACCCTTATGCTTATCTATACGATCTAAAATTTTATTTAATTCTTCTATTTTAATTAGACCGGCCATAGACGCGTTTTTAAGGGCACTTATTAACTGTAGTATCATAAACGGTACGATAACTACTTCAGATAACCAAGCAGTTCCTGTAAATCCTTTTTCCACCATTAGGATTACTGTTAATATAGCTAACCATACAAAAGTATTTCTTGTTATTTTAAGTGCTTTATAAGTTTTAAATCCTTCTCTTTTTATTCCAGCCCAAATACCAAAAATACCATCTAACCATAGTACTGCTACTACTGCTAAGTATTGTTCTATATTATCCATTGATAGATTTAAAAAATATGTACAAAGGTATGTACAAAACGATGTTATTCCCACTATTGAAATTTTTGTTTGCATTGTTATAAAGTTATTAACATATCCATCAATTCTTGTTGTGGAAACATATCTGATTTATCTTTTCTAGTATTTGTGTGTGTCCAAAGTCCTTTTACTTTTCCATAATAGGCATCGCTATTAAATTCAAAAGCTTCTGCTCCTTTTTCTTTAATTAAAGCTGGTAGACCTACTCTTACATCAATATTATCTCTTTCAGCAATAAATAAAATCCATTTATGTAAAGCTTCTATTTGAGCATCTGAGTAGCGATGCCAGTATTTATGTCCTCTAAATTCTTTATCTAATTCTACAATTTGTGATTTATGGGCTGTAGTACCTGCATATGTTTTACCATCTTTAATATAACCAAAATTATTAACTTCTATACCAACTGAATGGGTATGCATGTATTGGGATCCATTCTTTCCTAAATGCCACCCATAAGCACCCTCAGGAAAGGCTTGAACCATTTTGCCATCATACTTATTATCATTTCCTTTTACTGATTGACCACCTAATACAAATTCAGTTGCTACTGCACCTCTACTATCTCTACCCCAATGATCAATTGTTTTAAAAGGGTTATGCCAACCTGCTGTGTGGTGTAAGAAAACATATTCTTTATTTGTAGGTCCATTTTTATATTCACCTTTAGGTAAAAAATATTTTTCAACAACTAACCCATTTTCTGTAGTGTAGGTTTGTTCAGATAAATCAGTAGTAGCTAATCCCATAGCATCCCATGTAGCAGGACCTACAATACCATCAGCTACTAAACTATTTTCAGATTGCCATTTTTTAACTGAGGATTCGGTTCCTTTGCCAAAAATGCCATCGGCTCCAATTTCTAGAAATTCTTGGAGTTCCTTTACTTCTTTACCTTTTGAACCTACTTTTAAAATCATTTATTTTTATTGATAAATATTAAGGGGAAAATGTTTATTTAATTTTTTTAATATTGTGCCTCTCGTTTAACTACTTCTATTGCTCTTTCCATTTTATCCAAATCAACAGGACATAGTAAATCTAAACCTGCTTTTGCTTTAAATTTAATATAAGGTTCACCTTCTGAGAATATTAGAATTGTAGGTGCCATTCTTACTTTATACTTAGCTTTAAGTTTAGGACTAGTAGAAAGATCAACCCTATAATAAGTTACATCCTTTAATTGATTCCACTCCTTAAATGCATTTTTTTTATTAAATTCAACCCAAAATTCTACAATAACTATTTTCCCATTATTATCATCATAAGGATTACCTTTAATTTTAGTATCAAAATTTCTATCATTAATAAATTCAGGGTGAGAGGGTGTTATTAATGAAGAAAAAAAGATAAAGATTAAAAATAGAATTAGATTTTTCATATTATTTTCTTTTTTGAAGCTCATATAACCTCTCATCAATTTTTTCTAATTGGGTTTTAATGTCTTCAACATCATCTTGAGTATCCATAATAGTTGATCTAATAAGTTCATCTTTCATATCAAACTCCATTCTTTCAATTTCAGGTTCAGGAAGTGATTTTGCTACTTCTATATCAGCCTGTAATGTAAACCACATTCCTATAACTGTAGCAACAAAAAATAGAACAATTCCAATTGTTTTAAGATCTAATGTTATTTTAGTATTTTCTCCTATTTCTTTTCCCATTTTATTTCTTACTTGAAAGTATAATTTAAACCAATTGTGGTTTGAAATAATTGACTATCCCACATTTTACTATACTCACCTTCTGCAAAAATGCCTAATCTTTTTCCAACTTTCCACCCTAAATCAGCACCAAAATTATAATCAGACCATTGTTCTCCTTCTAGTAAATTATTGTGACCTCCTTTACCCCAATTATTTCTATGTAAGTATGAAAAATCTTCATCACCCATAACATAATGATGATAAGGTAAAATCCAATTAGCATAAGCGTGTAACCAAAATTTACCTTCATAATGGTAAAAATCAAAACCTATAATTGGAGCAATCTCACCAAATCTATTTAATTGAGACCATATTTCATTATTATAACGATTCATTAATGAAGGAAATACATTTTCTCTAAATGATAAATCTGAGTGGGCTACTTCTTGACCTTCTGGATCTATCCAACACCAATCTTGAGTAGTATCTCCGTTTGCTGTAGTTTGAGTATAAAATACGTCTTGGTACCCATATTGATAACCTAAAGTATACCAAGGATTTAATGCATTACCTGTATCATCAGTTTCATTTAACCAAATTTCTATTGGATTATAACCATAAGGTCTATCATGAGTCCTAAATATAGCACCTGCAGATATTGAAAGTTTTTTTCCTATAGGTAATCTAGCTCTAGTTTCAGCTGATTGGTATTTTAAATTAATTCTATCAACTTTTCTACTTTCAGCTTTAACAATATGATATTTTCCTGTGTGTTTTAAA